CGGCTCCACATACTTGAGCGGGATGAAATTGTCAGAAGCAAGATCAACTTCGTGTTGCAGGCCCCTAGAATCCTCCCAGCCTTCAAGTTTAAGAACGCGAACCTCTCGCGCCGTGAGGATCATATCGGTGTTGAAGTCGCTCCAGAAGCTGTAAGGGATTACATGATCCCCCAGGTGAATAAACTGATGCCCGTAAACCACGGGACTGAATATCGTCTCACCGCACTTCATAGCGAAGCTGGCATAGCGAAGTGCTGCCAAATAGCGGGCTTCGCGGACTTCAGGATTTGGGTGGGTGTAGGGCGAAGCTAGGTAAATCATGCTATTTCTCCGTTGTAAGCCTGTGCAAGAGCTTCATTTCAACTCACTCATGTCGCGCATCATCTTCCAGCTCGGCTCATCGGTATAGATCGAGCCGAGAAAGCCCAAACCTTTTTCCAACTCTGGATGAAGGGCGTGATGAAGTAGCATTGTGTCGCCCTTGAATTGCGGACAGGGGATACCTACAGTGCGCCAGAAATACTGCATGTCGTAAGAGAAGTTTTGCCCGACAAGAGGCTTTTCTGCGTTTATCCGGCGAACCCAGCGCCAGGCTCGAAGCTCTTCGGCCAGCGTTGGCCAATAATTGCCGTCGTCAGTCAAGCGGCTATAAAACGGGATCACCAAAGCCCGCTTACCGTCTGCCGTAGAATAGCCTACTTCAGTGATGGTGCGGTTCTTTGTCTCAATATCGCATCCTAGCCACGGGGAGGGGAGGATATACTTGTTGTAAAATTCCTCAATATCCGCAAGGTTGGGGTAGAGGTGGATGTAGCGGACAGGCCGCCGAAGATCAGGAAACTCTGCCTCGCGGCGCGCCTTGGAAATGTCACTCAAGGCCACGACGCGGAGACTCCACTGACGCTGAATTGACGCTGGATGCCAAGTTGGAATTACCTTGGCTTTGTCGTTGTGCATCATCATCGGGCTGCCGCGGTATTTCTTAATCCCGCTTTTCTTGCACAGCGCCCACAAAGCAAAATTGCCCAGCGCAATTATGATATTTGGCTGCACAATGTCGATTTCACGCTCAAGGCGCTCAAGCTCAGATGCAAATTCTGCGCGAACATATTTTGAGCCGTAAAGAGCGCGATAGCCGGAAACGCCTTCAGACTTTGTTCCGCAGAATGACTCTACTCGGTTCCCGCCTGGCCGCTTATAGATTACATTTGTGAAGTGGCAATCTGACTTGGCAATACCAGCTTGCATGAGCAATCCGAATAGAATACTCGCTTCGGCGCCGCCGAGAAATTTACCCTCACGCTCGGCGGCTTCGTTAGGGTATTCGTTCACAATCATGATTGGACGCTGCATTTGTCTCTCCCGTCAGGGCAGGTGGTATGGCTTTGTCACTTTCGGACGAAGCCATATCAGCCTACAGCAAGTTTATTTATGTGTCAAGACCAAGATTGAGCTTTGCTCGCTCGGCAAACTCCTCGTTCAGTTCAAGTCCCGTGGCCCAATTCGCGCCCAACCGCTCGGCCACCGCGATTGCGTTACCGCTGCCGCAGGTAGGGTCAAGAACGACCGAAGTCTCGTCCACGAGCATCCGCATGAAATGCTCCAGCATTGGCTTGGGCTTTTCGCTCATGTGGAACTCTTTGTTGACTTCGGCGGCGACGCAGTTGCCCACAGCCCGCACGACCTTTCGGTCGCCTCGAGTAGCAAACAGAGCTGTTTCATAAACCCGCCGAGGACCGCGATTTGCGTCAGGCAGAACACCAGTGTTGCCCTTGAACCAGATCAGTGGAAACGGATTGACCACCCACCCAGCCGAGTCAAGGATTTTCTTTGTCGCCTCGAAAAAGTCCATGCTGAACCAGAAGATGAGATGGGCAGAGGGGCTTACGAAATTATCCTGACGGGCCACGAAAGTTTCAAGTAGTTCCCAATAGATGTCTGGTTTGTCCTCATAACCTCCCCAAGCCTCACGGCCCACTTGACCCCTGATCTTGTCTCCGGCGTTGACGCCGTAAGGAAAATCGCAATGAATGAGGTTGTACGGGGTTGTTTGGACTTCCTTGCTCCAGGATTTGAAGTTGATGTTGAGGATTTCTGCGTAACGCTTGGCCACTTTTTCCTCGACTTCCTCTGCGGTCAGCGTCAGTTCGTCATCGTCGCCGGTCGGCGCGGCGGGGGCGGGTGTCGGCGAAAAAAGCTCCCGCATAGAAGTTGTCTTTTGCCGCTCTTTGGCCCGCTGCGCAAAGCTGGCAGCGGTTGAAAGTTTCGGCGCGTCGACCACCTCCGGCGTTCCTTTTTCCAAGAACTCATTCACGAGCATATAGCGGCTGACGTTCGCCCGGCTCATGTTAAGCTGATCTGCGGTATCGTCTGCAGTCCATTCTTGGTTTTCTTCGCGCTTAAGGCTGTCAAATTTGGCGACGGCGGCCACGCGATCTTTCCAGCTAAGGTCTACGCGGCGGATGTTTTCTTCTAGCTCGATGATCTGAAGTTCTTCCTCGCTCAGATCATCAGCATATTGAACGGCGATTTGCTCGAAGCCAAGTTGCTGGTGAGCAGTGAGGCGCCGCTCTCCGGCCACAAGACGCAGGTCTTGCGTCACAACAATGGGGTTGATGAGGCCATTGCGCTTAATGGACTCCGCCAGCTCCTCAATGTTTTCCAGTTCCCGGCGCTGACGATTTTCCCGGTCAATGACGATGCTGGAAACGGCGACGTATGAGAAATTGCCGCTAGTCATATTTGGTCTCCTCCACTGCGCACTCTCCGGCAATGGCCGCGTATGCAGCCGCGTCTGTATAGGTGTCGCTTTTGACGTTTCCGTGACAGGTGCGTGCGATTTTCTGCAGCACATTAAGCCATGCTACATCTTCAGCCGTCAGCATAAAGCTGGATGCGTTGGGCTCGGAACACGGCATTTTTGCGCCGTATTTTGCCTCCAAATAGGCCGTGAAAAGCATGGCACAGCTACTCAAATTTTCATAAGGTGGGCCATACTCGTTATCGCGATCGCCTACTGTGAGTTTTATGGCGTTCTGCAGCATTTCTTGGCGCAGAGGGGTATTTTCCATGGTTTACCTCGGGTGGTGAAGGGGAGGCATAAGCTGCCTCCCCTAGTTTGCTTAAAGAGCCGCAGTCTTGCCGAGTTCGGCGTAGACGATTTCAGGGTCGTTCGGGTCCGGGCGATGCTTCAATTCGCCCAAGCACTGACCGCCGACAGATGCGGCCATAGCCTCGCTGAGGGTCTGTGCCGGATCGACGCCGAGGTGCTCCAGAAACCGGCGCAGGTTGTACATCGAGCGGTCGAAGGCCGTTTCGTCCTCGTTGTCGAAGAGGAAACTCTTGGTGGTGACGAAGCCAGAAACGTCGCCATATTCGGCCAAGTCGTCCGGGTCCACGTCGTCGCCCGGCTCTACTGCGACCATCATGAAGCTGATACGGTCGAAGGTCTTGCCGGTGTTGCGGGAGTCGAAAGAGTCATTGTCGGGATGCTTCTTGACCTGCCAGGTGTAGTGGCCAACAGGGGGGTTCGGCGGGCGCTTTACATCTTCCACTTTACGGTCGAGTGCGTCAGTAAACTTCATGGTAGTTTCCTTTTGAGGTTGGTTAAGCGGGGGTTTCACAGGCGCTGCCCCCTGTCAGCAATTAGTGCCTGTGAAATTCAGATCGACGACAGCTTCTTGAAGATTTCTGCCATCGCTGTGTCGATGGGGTACTCGGCCTCGATTTTCATAGGAGCCGGGTTCTTGAGGTCGAGCATGGCAGTCGGCATCGTCTTGATGAGGCGTTTGACGTTCTTACCTGATCCGCTGATCTCGCTGAGCACCATCGTGTTGAAGAAGCGAGGGAGCTTTGGGCCTAGAGCCTTGCCAATCGAGCTTACAAAGCCCTTCGTTCTTCCGTCGCTTGCCTCATATATGTCAACATGGGAAATGACAATGACATTTGTCTGGAAGGAGTCCGAAGTGAGATTGGCCACCAAATCTTCAACAATGTCCTGAGCCGCCTTGTACCACTGGCGGGGATCGCGCGAGGTCGGGTTGGCTGCTCTGGCCCACATAAACGCCGCGCGGCCTGCGTTAGTAAGGGAGTCCAGAACCAGAATAGTATCCGCTCCCCACTCAGCCGGATCAGAATTGTCCTCGGGCCACTTCTCCAGCGCCGAAAGCGTGTTTATATATGCTTTTGGGCTGCCGGCTACTTTCGGCCCCTGAGGAGTCATTTTCATTGCATCGCGGTAGCTGACAAACTCGATCTGGTCAAGCAGCTTGGTATCAATGGCGCTGACGTGGTGAATGAGGGCGTCAAGGCCATTATCCAAGTCGATAATTTTGAGTTTGTAACCGGCCTTGACCAAGGAGGCCAAAGCTCCCGTTTTCCCGGCGCCAGAATTTCCCACGAAAAGCAGCTTGACAAACTT